TGTCTCCACCTGAAAGGCCGACCCATACTGAGCAGCGGACAGTGCTTCGAGGTCAAGCCCTAGATCATCAGCCCGGAATGCACGAAGCTCGTCCACATCATACTGCATGAGCATTTGGAATGGAATCTCTTCACCGTACTGCTCGACCACAGCGTCCAGTTCCCGCACGAAGTCGTTTCTCTGGTCTTGTAGTTTCGTCTGACGTTCGAGTGCCACAGGACCAAATGGCATAGCCGTTGGCTTGTCTCGTGCCTTGCGATATGTCTCGGCTTGCTGCCAAACGTGAGCACCAGTGTCTTCGCTCAACCCACGCTCAACACGCCGGTCGTTGAAATCTGCCTCGTACTCTTCGAGGGCGGTGGGGAAATCGCTCACGCAGTCTCACCAGCCAAGCGCCGAAGCTCATTCCGAGCAGCAGCTCGGAGCATCGGGGACCGTGCCGTCTCTGCGATTTGCGCCAACCTCACCTTCTTCGGATCGGGGACGTTCGTGTCGCCAAGCGGCCCGGGTCCGGGTCCCACAGAAAGACCAGCGGTCAGCTCATCGCTGCCTCCGGGATTCAGTGAGCCATTGAGAATTGCGCCGAGTGGATCGGTACCAGCATCAAGTTGCGGTGCGGGTCCACCAGCGGCGGGGTTGGGCGCACCCGTAGGGGCCCCACCAGCGGCGAGCCCTGCTTCGAGTTTCTGTCGGTCACCGTACTCGGTCGAGCCGGGTTCGATGCCTGCGATGTTCTGACTTGGTGATGCTGTCATTGTCCAGCCTTTCTATTTCGTCGGTTCACTCGGATCACACGAAGTCTCTGCTTCAGTTGTGGCCCAAGCGCATAAAGCAAGAGTACCAGAAGTCCGAGTTGAATGAGGTCGAGTAGCATCAGTACGTCCCTTGTACGAGAAAGTAGTGACTGACCAAGCCGGTCAGGTTATCGTTGACGGAGACAATCAGTCGTTGCCCTTCTTCCAGTTTGATGGGCTGCCCTGACTTCGCAAAGGTCCAACGAACTGCGATCAGGTCGTTACCCGATCCCTTGTCCAACCAGTTTACGTCGTAGCAAAGCTGCGCCCAGTGGGCGTTGGTCGTGACGGGAACAGCATCAGTCAGGTCCATGAGGACAGTTCCATGCTCGTTCTCTACGGTCACCGTAATACCATTCGTGAGAGCCGAACCGATGTTGCCATACTCTTGCACAGTGCCGCCGCCTGTATCTTCGATGGCGACCAGCATGCGGGTCAGCGTTAGGGACTCACCGGCTTGCGCCTCGATGTAAAACTCCTCAACAGCACCAGCGTAGTTACCGTTAGCATTCTTGGTACCTGTGCCGTCGCCGTTGGTGTCTAGGTAGCGGGAAAGAAGGATGGCATTCATGCGACCTGATTCGGGCCTTGCCCACCAATCAGACCGGCGAGCGGAGGCAGACCCAAACCGGATGCTGGGGGAGCATCAGGAGCCTGCCCGGGCACGCCGCCACGAGCTAGTGATTCTGCGCCAAGAGCTGCTTCGGCTCCGGGGTCTGCCCCAGCCTGTGGCTCTTGCGGTTCGAGTACGATTGCTACTAGCTTCTCCATCACGCCGTCGAAGTCGAGATCATCAGATTGAACCAGTTTGAGTGCCTCGGCGGCAACACGCCCGCCGTCCTGTTGAGACGAGGCGAGTACGCCAGCCATGATGGCCTCTTCCATAGTCTCCCGGAAGATGCGGACGGTTTCGGCGTCGGGGTCTTCGAGGAAGGGAAGCTGATGTCGGGCTGTCTCTCGGGACACGAGCTTGTTCGCCAAGTGAACACTGAGCCGCATCTCGACGTTGGACGGATCGGAACCCGCCCCAAGGCCGTAGGTGCAGTTGACTACCCATGCGCCGTCAACGTCCTTCTCGGGGAAGTAGTCCTCGGCGTCGGACATGTCTCGGAGGTCGCCAACGATGGTCTTCTCTGTGTTGCAGAACATCTCATCAAAGGCGAGAAGATATCCTGACGCCTTCCCGAGTCCATTCTCGAACTGCTTATGCGCCACAGCGAGGCGGGCGTCGAGCGCACCCATCGATGCCTTGATTCCTCTCGATGAGGTAATCGAAGCCCCGGGTTCACCCGAGAGCTGCTGCGGATACACGGACTGCTTGGCAGCCTCCTCTCCCAGTCGGGAGATGGTGTCCTTCACATCGAAGTGAGAGGTCGGTCCAAGGCGCTCGATTCGGCCCTCGGCTGAACGGTAGCGGATGTCCGCTCCGGGGCCGAAGTCCTCGGGGTTCACGACATCGAATGAGCCGACCGCAGGGAAGGCGTGCTCCTCGGAACTCATGATGGTCATGAGCATGAGGCGCTGAATCGTGCGGAGAATGTGGAGTGCTTGGTCAAATAGCCCACGCCGTTGCCCGTCGAAAGAGGGCATCAATACCTCGTAGGCAGGAACGAAACCGAGGTCCCATTCCATATCCACAAGGACGATGTTGCGGTTGACCTTCCGGCCCTCAGCCGAGACATCAACGATCATGTACTGCACACGGTCATTCGTGTACCAGTACCACTCCTCAATCTGCTCGTCATCGGACCGCTTGAAGAGGGTCTTCCATTCGGGGTGCATAGCGGCGATCTCTGCCTTGGTGATCTTGCGTGCCACGAGCAGCTCTGTGATGTTGCCGTTGGTATCCTTGAGCGGGTAGGTGTGACGGGGATCGAAGCGCATGAAGTAGGGGTTCCGCTTCTCCAGATCAGTCTCCTCGAAGTTGGCCCATGCGCCCAAGATAGCGGTGCCTGCGCCCACGTAGTCGCCCCACCACATCGACACAAGCTCGGTCATGTTGCTGGCTTCCCACAGCTCACGGACTCGTCGCTCACGCTTCCGCACAGCAGCCTTCTCCACACGCCGGTCAGCCGCCTTGTTGACGGGGACCTTGATGCTTGGGAGGATAGCGCCGCCGATAGCAGCCCAGTGGGCGATGCCCAGCTCGACTTGGTTGGCCACGGTTGGGGCTTCTGGTGTCTGTGAGAGGTCAGGCCACTCAACAAACCAGTTACCGTTCGCTACGTTCGTGACTGTATCGACACGGCTCTTGTGGTCGCTGTGCAACTCAATAAGCCAATCCCTGCGGTCACGGAGATTGGTTACATCTGTATGGGTTGTCAGCGCAGAATCAATGGAATGGGGTCCGGGACTATGCGACATGAACTGAGTGTATCACATCTCAGTGGTTTACACGGCTCCGACGCCGCACTACTTCGGGTACACCTCGACGGTGCATTGACCGAGCCTGACTTGGTACTGGGGCCGTTGCTCCGTCCGCATGACCGTTCGCCAGCCACAGGGCGATAGCGGCATCTTGAATCTTGGACCACGGGAACACGAGGAGGTCATCCACGAGTGGAGCGAGCATACGCTCGTCGTCAACCCCGCCGTTCGCAAAGGCGATGAGCCCAGAGCTGAACAGCGATGCCATCGCAGCGATTCCGTACTCCTCGTCCCACTTGTTGCTCCTGCCTTTGCCTCGCCCAACCGTGTGCGGCATCACGAGGCTCGTGCCTGACGCCTCCAGTCGTGCGATGAAGGTTTCGTCACCCTTGAGGGTCTTGACGAAGTTCTCCTCGATGACCGTCAGGTCGATCACTCTCTGTTTCGCTCCGTACTTCTCCAAGAACTGGTACACGAGGTCCTGTCTAATCCCGGTGGCCCCCAACCCCGACCCCACGAAAATGTCTACCACAGTTCGTACACGGGTGATCGGGTCCACGGCTAGGAGAAGCGCTGCGGCTCGCCCCGTCGTGGCAGGATCGACACCTAGGACCAGTCTCTCGTGATCGTAGACCTGACCCATCTTCCGGTGGGCCCCCAGCTCCATCGCCAGATCGACGTGCTCCTGACGGAACACCGCTTGATCCTCCTCTACGTCCTCCTGTTGGTAGATCAGCTTCCATCGGTTTGCGTCCTTTCGCATGATGAGGTCACGGATGTCCCGCATACCCATCTGGTGACCAACGAGGATGTCCTCCCCGTTGATGTGCTCGTATTGGTCATAGCCATCGAGCGTCCAATACCCTTCCCAAGTAACTCGTTCGTTCTCGGTCCACTCATCGATCAGGGCCGGGATCGTGACCATTCGGAAGAGCCGCTGTCCTGCCCACGCCTTCTTCCACTGCCCATAAAGGTCCTGCGGGATGAGACGGGTACCATTCACGACTGTCTGCCCCTTCTGGGCACGAGAACGAGCCTCGCCGTCGAACCAGTTATCGATGCGATCACGGGTCAGCTCTGTGAGCTGGTTGTCCATGACGAGAGCGTCATCGAGAATGAGGAGGTCGAGCCTAGCTCCGTAAATCTGCTTGCCGATACCGAGGACCTGAACCGATGGATCACGCTCACCAGATTGGCGATGCCTGACCATGATCTGATCCTGTGACCATTCGCCCTCGCCGTGAGCAGGCTTCCATCCGCCGAAGTCCTTGATGAGGCTGCGGGGGGAGTCGGCGTAGAGGTGCTCCTCGGTGAGGTAGCGCTTGATGCGGGTGAGGAGGTCCTGTGCCTTCGTACCCGACTTGGTGACCACCGCAATGCGAAAGTCAGGGTTCTGAGCGAGCCGGTAGAGGACATACCACAGGGAGATGAGGGTGGACTTGCCGCTCTCGGGGTGACCGAGGACGAGGACGACCTTGGCTAGGGGGTCACAGAGCGCTGACTCGATGCGTTGCTGGTGCTCTGCGAGGTCGAAGCCGCCATACTGCTTGCAGAAATCGTAGAAGGACATCTCGGAGAGGTCGGGGTACGTCCACTCCTTGTACTCGCCAGCCACGATGGACATGGCTTCCTTCTCCCACTCACGGTCCAACTTGCGAATCTTGGCCCACCATTGGGTATTTGATAGGTATAACCAAGCCGTTCCGCAGCCTGCGTATAGTTGTAGCCATTACGCAGGAGCAGCA